TACAGGTATAATCCTGTCCTTCTTACAGACAGAAAAGATAAATGCTCAACAAAGAGAACTTACATGTGTAGCAAAAGCTATTTACTTTGAAGCTAGAAGCGAACCTTTCTTAGGTCAGTTAGCTGTAGCCAACGTCATACAAAATAGAGTAAACTCTAAGCGTTTTCCTAATACACATTGTGGTGTTGTCTATCAGGCTAAAAAAATAAATGGTAAGATTGTTAGAAATAAATGTGCTTTTTCTTTTTATTGTGATGGAAAGATAGAAAAGATAAAAGATGCTAAAGCATATGCAGTAGCCCAAGCTATCGCAAAACTAGCATTAGATAATGTATATGTTGACCTAGCTAGAAAAGCTACACATTACCATGCTACATATGTTATTCCTTCTTGGGCTAGTAAACTACAGTATCTCGGCAGAATAGGTCGTCATAGGTTTTATTATGAAAAAGATTGAGAAGCATGTTTCAACCTTACTGGCTATTGCTGAAGAAATAGAGGAGCCTGTTAGGTGCTACCGTCTAGCTGCCGGTATAATATACAAGAATACTCTAGTAAGTGTAGGAGTAAACAGCTACAAGACTGATCCTTTTCAGGCTAAGTACAGCAAGAACGAAAAGGCTATACATCTCCATGCAGAAGTAGCTGCAATAAAAAATGCTTTGCGTCATCTGAGTGTAGATGATATACAGAAAGCTACACTCGTAGTTGTTAGAGTTAAAAGAAAGACTAACAAAGAACCTTATTCAGCAGCAATGGCTAAACCTTGTTCTGGTTGTCGTAGATGTATGGTTGAATTTGGTATTAAGAATGTGTACTATACTGGTGAAGAAGGAAGGATACACCAACTATGAAATGTGAACTTATCAGTAGCTTGGGCGATGATCTTACTGTCGTCAATTCTGCTCGTGTCTCTTTTGAAAAGGAATCAAGGTGGGAAAGAAACATACCTGCGTTAGGTATTACAGAACTTAACGATAAAGATAAGAAACTTATTAAGTACCTAGCTAAACATAAACACTTTACACCGTTCACGCATTGTGTTATTACAGTGAGAGAAGAAGTTCCTATCTTTGTTGCTAGACAAAGGTTCAAACATACAGTGGGGTTTAGTTACAATGAAGTTAGTCGAAGATATGTTGACTCTGATCCTGTCTTTTACCATCCAGACGAATGGCGTAAACGTGCAGAAAATAAAAAACAAGGATCAGAAGATAAATGTGTATCGTCACAACAGCTTGTTAATAAAAAGTATGACGAATTTCTTATAGGTGCTAAACAACTCTACGATAATCTTCTGAGCATGGAGGTGGCACCGGAACAAGCACGTATGGTTCTTCCTCAGAGCATGTACACCAGCTACTACGTCACAGGTTCTTTGTCTGCCTTTGCCCGTGCCTACAAACTTCGTATTGACGAACATGCTCAGAAAGAGATACAATACCTAGCAACAATGTGGAACGAAGTTATGGAACCTCTTTATCCTGTATCATGGGCTGCTTTAGTTGGAGAAACCAATGCCTAAGAGACGAATCCTTCCTGACGTAGAAGAACTTCACAGACTTTTCAGATACGATAGGGAGACAGGAAAACTTTATTGGAAAATTTCTCCTACTTTTGCTAGAATAAAAGTAGGAGATGAGGCAGGTTGCCTAAATTCAACAGGCTATCTACGTGTTAAGATACAAAGGAAAAATTATTATATACATAGAATAATATATAAGATGTGTCATAAAGTAGAGCCTCCTACTTATCTTGACCACATAAATCAAATTAAATCAGATAATAGATTAGAAAATCTAAGAGAAATAGATCACGGACATAATGTTAGAAGAAGTATGAATGGTAAGAGAGTCTACGTAGATGCTAGTAGAAAAAAGAAGTATAGAGCAATTTTAGAAATTAATGGTAAAAACCACTATATAGGTAGATTTTATACCTACGAAGAAGCAAGACAAAAAGTAGTTGACTTTGAAAAAGAAAATGGAGTAAGAAGGGATTAACAAATGGCTAGTAAGAAACCTACAGGAAATGAGAAACCAGCTTGGGTCAAGCAGCACATGCGGACCAGTATCGGTCAATCTGTCAACAGTAAACCTAAGAACAAGAACAAGCGACGTAACTTTAAGCGTTATAGAGGACAAGGAAGGTAACATGTCTAAGGGCATTCTAGTTCCCATCTCAGCTAAAGAAAATATTACTTCTTTTTCTGAACATGCACGTAAACTATTTCAGCAGGGTAAACTATCTTATGAAAAGTTTTGTAACATTGAAATGATAGAACTAGGCTACAATCCATCTAAGCCTGAAGACGTAAAAGAATACAATGATTTTATAGAATCTCTATCTGAGATGGTAGAAGATTTTGATATAGAATTTATAAGTGAAATGATTTTTGGTCCTATCGAAGGAGAGGATGATAGGCTAGAAGTTAAGTGCACAGAGTGTGGGACAGTGCATTGGGTAGCACATAAAGAGTGGGAGGCTTTGGTTTGTCTTACCTGTGATCATGAAATGAGTAACCCATATAATAATAATAAAGGAAAGGAATAATGAAAAATTTATGGGAAAAAGATCGTAAAACAGTTTACAAAGAACTTTACAGTCAGTACCTTCAAGAAGGGTATAGTCGAAAGGAAGCGAAGAAGTATGCTTCAGAAGAGACTGAAGAATTTATGTCGGGTGAAGCAGACTTTGTAAAAGAACTATTCTCTTATCAAGAAGAGGATTGTTAAGATATGTGGAATGTTATTGTTAAAACTAAACACGTTGAAACAATCGTAGAGGATTCTTCCTATGAAGAAGATATTTGGAAACTGTTAGGAGATAGAAAACTGTTTACATCTCAGATGGGTTATGATATTGAAGAGACGATAGACGGATTCGTAGCTAAACGTAATGGAGAAACAGTTGCTACATACAGGGTACTCAGGGAAGACTGAGCATAACGGCAGTAGTTTTGTAAAACATATTCCATGTGAGTCGTGTGGTTCGAGTGATGCTTGTGCATTGTTCGATGACGGACATATGTTTTGCTTTAGTTGTAGACAATATTTTAAGGGTGATAAGGCATATACAGAGGAGACTAACATGCCACTCGATACTGTAAGTTATCAAAAACCTACAGCAAAAGGTCACGTATCAGCTATCACTGATCGTGGCATTACGAAAGATACAGCAGAGAAGTATGGTGTGCGTATTGTTCAGAATACATCTGGTGATGTAGTCAAACATTATTATCCTTACTTCGATGTAAACAACAGTCTCGTAGCTTACAAGGTTCGCGATGTAGCTACGAAGAACTTTGCCGCTGATCCACCCGGTGCTATGTCAGCAGGTGTGTTGTTTGGTCAGCATCTTTGCCAAGAGGGTGGCAAGTATGTCACTGTCTGCGAAGGTGAACTTGATGCTATGGCTGCGTATCAGATGCTTGGATCAAAGTATGCAGCAGTATCCATCAAGGATGGCGCAGCGGCAGCAGTCAAAAGCTGTAAGCGTAGCTATGACTTTCTTAATTCTTTCAACAACATTGTTATCTGCTTTGATTCAGATGAAGCAGGACAGAAGGCTGCACGTGAAGTTGCACAACTCTTTGAACCAAACAAGTGTAAGATTGTAGCACTGGATGGTAAGCTAAAGGATGCTTCTGGATACTTGACTGATGGTAAGGCACAAGACTTTACTCAAGCATGGTGGGCAGCACGTACCTACACACCAGCAGGTATTATCAATCTAAAAGATATTGGTCCTGAACTATACGAAGAAGGTAATCAAACTACCTGCCTATATCCTTGGGCTGGTATAAATGAAAAGCTGTATGGTATTCGTACAGGTGAATTAGTTACCTTGACGGCTGGTACTGGTACAGGTAAGTCCAGCGTCATGCGTGAACTGATGCACCATGTTCTGAAACAGGCTGAAGGTAACATTGGTGTTATCTCTCTTGAAGAGAATACCCGTTCAACTATCTTCCATCTTATGTCTGTAGAAGCTAATGCTAGATTGTACATACGTGAGGTTCGTGAGAATTTTCCAGACGCTGAACTATTCAAGTGGCAAGAAGCAACCATTGGAACTGGTAGGTTCTATGCTTTCGATCATTTTGGTTCTATGGGTACTGAAGAAATTCTTGCTCGTGTAAGATACATGGTCAAAGCATTAGATTGTAAATGGGTATTTCTAGACCATCTTTCTATCCTTGTCTCAGGTCTTGAAGGTATGGATGAACGTAGGAACATCGACATTCTCATGACTAAGCTTCGCAGTCTGGTAGAAGAAACTAATTGTGCATTGCTTCTTGTTTCGCATCTACGACGCACTGGGGCTGACAGTGGGCATGAGGATGGTAAGGAGGTAAGTCTGTCACATCTTCGCGGCTCACAGTCCATCGCACAGCTTTCTGATGCTGTCGTAGCTATGGAACGTGATCAGCAGTCTGATGACGAGAACATCGCTAACACCACAACCATTCGCGTATTGAAGAATAGGTATGCTGGTGAAACTGGTGTCGCTTGCCACTTGTTTTTCAACAAGGATACTGGTAGGCTACACGAAATTACCAATCTTGGTGACGATCTTGATGGAGGAAGTGACGACAACGACATTCCCTTCTAAGCAATAAGAGGTAAGTATGCAGGTAATACTGGACATTGAAACAGATAGTCTTGATGCTACAAAGATTTTCTGTATTGTTACGAAGAACGTAGACACAGGTCAGATCAATATATGGAAAGAAGAAGAATGTCTAACTAAGTTTCCTGTATTTGCTAAAGGAGTATCGAAGTTCATTATGCACAATGGTATAAGCTTCGATGCTCCTACTCTTAATAGACTAACCGGAACAAAGATAAATGTATCTACAGT